AGGCGTTACTTTAGGGTAGCGCCTTTTTTTGTATTTTTACACAAATTAATTATTATGAAACTTCAAATGTTAAAAAGCGTTGTTGACGGCAACCAGTTACACAAAAAAAATACTATTGTTGAGGTTAAAGACGATACTGCTAGGCATTATTTAGCCGTAGGTATTGCAATAGAATACAAAGAGCCTATTGCAAAAGAAGATAAACAAAAGGTCGAAACAAAAGAGAATAAGGCGCCTCGTAAGCGCAGAACTAAAAAGAACTAAGCTATGCGCCAAATTAAAGTAAATAGTTTACTAGGTAACGAAATACTTACTGTTGCCGACGTTAAAAACTACGTTAGAATTGATACGGACGACGACGATCCGATTATAACTAATATGATTAGCCAGGCCCGTATTTGGTGCGAAAATTATATTTCTAAAGATATAGTGCCAAAAAATAGGACTTATTATTTAGACGAAACAAACGGTCTTTTTGATTTGCCTTTTTCGCCTGTCGATTCTGTTATTAGCGTAACGTCGGGAGGTCAAAATATTGGTTATACCGAGTATGGACTTGACGATTTAAGCATTGAGTTAGACGGCGGTCCTAGTAGTAATGTAAAAGTAACATACACTACCGCAGGATTAAATGACGGGCTTGTTAAGCAAGCTATGCTTCAATTAATTTCTACTTATTACGATAACAGGGCAGATTTTGTTGTTGGCGCAGTTAAAGGAGTTGAAATACCAACAGACGTTAAAACTGTATTGAACGGTTATAAAAATATGTTTATATGATTTCATTACAAGCGGGAGCATTAAATAGTAGGATAAGGGTTAAACGTTATACAACCGTAAGCGATGGTTTTGGTGGTAGTACTAACGTTAGCGAACTATCCGAACCTTATTGGGCCAATGTAAAAGAAGTGGACGGGAAAATCATAGAGGAAAACGGTAAGGTTGTTAGGACCGTAGAAGTAAAAATATTAATGCGTTCTAAAGCCGCAGATGTTATTAAAGTAGGCGATATAATTACTTATGGCAATAATGGAGATTTTTATAGGATAAATAATAAATTCCAAAGCGTCCTGGACTTTGTAACCGAATTAAAAGCGACGAAGGTAGATGAAGGCTAAATTAGAACAGGGTTCGTATTCTAGGCTTCTAGTAAAGCTGAAAACAATGGAAAAATATTCTAAAGTAGAATTACAAAAGGATATTTTCGAAATTGGTTTAAACGCTGCTTTAAAATCTAAAATGGACGCCCCAGTCGATACTGGTAATTTAAAACGTTTAATTTCTGCGCAAAAGGTATCTAAAGGAGTTGAAATATTTAGTAAAGCGCCGTATTCGCCTTATATGGAATTTGGGACCGGTAGGTACGTAAAAATAAAAGATTTAGTAGATTTAGGTTTTCCAGGTTCTTACGCAAAGCAATTTAAAGGCAAAGGTTTAAAGACAGTTAATATTCTGCCGCAGCCATATTTTTTTAGCGGCATAAGCGAGGCTTTAGAAATAGGCAAAAAGAAAATAAAAGATAAAATTAAAAAATTAACCTAGCTATGTTAGAAGCCATACATTTTATAAGAAGGGCAATAATTGAAAAGTTAGAAGGCAACGTTAAACTTAACAACGTGGCGCTTCCAATTTATAATAAAGTACCTTCAACTGCAAACCCTCCTTACATTATGGTTTATAGCGTCTATAATAAAGAAATAGACCAAAACCAAACCAGTTTGACAATGGAAACTTTAACCAGGGTAGAGGTTATAACTAGATTTATTGGCGACGATGGCGGCGAAATAGACTGCAACCTAGCAATTTCAAAAATATTATCTTTGCTAAGAACTAGGTCCGCAGATTATTTGGATTTAAGCGACGCCGGGTTTAAGGTTTACACAAGTGAAAGTAAAGGTGTTAAATACTTTACTGATTACGAAAAAGATCATACCTATTATAGGGCAATATTAGAATTGTCAAATAGAATTGAACCAGTAGGAACAAATAAAGGTTTGGAAGCAGAGTTACAAATTGAATTACAAAGTTAAGATATGAGCAAAATTACTTTTATAGATAAAATCGACAACAAAGTTAGTTCGTTACCCGACGAAAATAAACTAACTGCCGGCGACGTAAACGAAATAAAAAATAGCGTAAACTATATTTACGACGATAAAGGAGGTTTTAGTAATTACGAAGATGTAAATACTTTAACAAACCCTATTATTTTAGCTGCTGACACTTGGACCGATTTAACAAACGACAAACAAGGTTCGCATACGACAGAACAGTTTAAACCTGCATACGTTACAAATGGTTTATGGGACAGTGGAAATAATAAAATAAATTTGACAGATGTACCGGTCGGCAAAGTTGTTTTAGTAAAAGTAGATTTTGAAATAACAGATACTGCAAATAACACTTTAATAGACGGTAGATTTACTGGCGGTGGCCACGATGTTTTCTTTTTGCAGGCAGAAATGAAAGACGGCGGTATATCGCACCATTTTAGCGGTGCAAGTATGTTTTACGTTGAAGATGTAGCAATGCAATCCGCAGGCGTATCTATTCAATTAAAAACTTCGGAAAATTCAGAAGTGGAAGTACACAATATAATGATAACGATACTATAATGGCAACTTTAACAGATTTGAAAATATATTTACTTAACGCGGTAGCTTTAGCTTTTAACTTTACTCAAATAGATATAACCCTTAAAATATTACTTACTGCGGTAGCTATTGGATATACAATACAAAAGTGGTTTATAATGAATGAGGAACGCAAGCTGCGCAAAGAAATGAAAAAATACGAAGATGCAGCTAGGGGAAAATCTTTAAATAAAAAAGCGCCTATTGTTATCGAAAAAGAAATTGACAATTCTAAAAAAAGGTTTGATAACGACGTTGTAATAAAAAACGGAATTGTTAGAAAAACAAAAGACAAAAGATAATGGGGGAAAACCTGCCAAAGTTAAACGACCAAGCGGGTATATCTATAAACATAAAATGGCTAATACAAATTGTCGTTTTAGTAGGATCTGCCGTTTTGCTTTTTACTCATATTGAGGGTAGGGTGGCAAATGCCGAAAGCGAAATAAAAGCAATAAGGTTTAACCAAAATAGCTATGTTTTTCCGGATATTAGAACAATAGAAGGCGAAATTTTAGATTTTAAACTAGAACGCGAACGCCTTAAAAAAGATTTAACAAGACTAAACGAAAAACTTAGCGAACATAACCATTAAAATATGAAAAACATTATAGCAGGTTGGAAAACCACGTTATTAGGCTTAATAATTATAGCGGCAAGTATTGCTTATATATTTATTGTACAGGATAGTAAAGTATTTCAATTTACAATATTGCTAATTGTAGGAATAGGATTTTTATTTGCTCCCGATACAATAGTGGACGGTTTAAGAAGTCTAATAAAAAACAACAAAGACAAAAAGTTTTAATATGAAAGTTACAATAACAAGGGAAAAATTAACTGACAAACAAACGCTTGGAACTTTAGTTTTAAACGACGATGAAGGCAATAAATTGTTTACTTGCAAAACTTTAGAATTGCCTTGGAATGATAACAAAAAAAATCAAAGCTGCATACCGTTAGGTGAATATAAAGTGGCGCCAAGACAAAGCGCTAAATACAACAAACATTTTCATATACAAGACGTTACAGGACGTACGTTTGTTTTAATACACGTTGGGAATTATTACACGCAAACAAAAGGCTGCATATTAGTTGGAAGGGGCATTGCAGATATTAACGGCGATAGTTACAAAGATGTAACTAGCAGCAAAGACACTTTAAAAAAACTAATTAAATTGGCGCCAAATGGTTTTGATTTAGAAATTAAAAAGAAAGCCAAACGAAATGCTAAAAAATAGCATAGTAATATTACTACTCTTTACAAGTTGCACGGCCAAAAAAATAGTTACTCAAACTAAAGAAGTTGTTGTTAACGATACAATTATACTTACCAAAGACCGCATAGTTACCAAAGCGGTAAACGATACCATACTAATTGATAACCCTTGCGATAGCTTAGGCATTTTAAAGCCGTTTAAGGAACGTTTAAAGACTGCCCAGGGGGAAATTACCATACAATCAAAAAACAACGTCTTAGAGGCTACAATTAACTTAGATAGCATTGTTCAAAGCATAGAAAAACGCTACGAAAGTAAAACAGTCGATACTAAAGAAAAAAGCGATACGCTAAAGATTAAATATAAAACGCCTTTATGGCTGGTTTTGTCTTTGATTTTTTCTGTTGTTATAAACGTTTTGCTGCTTAGATTTAAGTTTTAGTTTTTGCTTAACTTTGTAAAAATTACAATATGGCGAACGAATTAAAATATACAAGCGTATTCCAACAGTTAAGTTTTGGAGATTTTGGCTTTAGAATTTTATCTACTGGCGAAACAAGTATTGAAGGCGAATATTTTGGAGCGGTTCAATTGTTAAATGATTCTACAATTGGATTTACTAACGACGTTACAAGTGGCGACACTTCGATTGCAAATTTACAATTAGCTGCTGGCCAAACTATTTACGGAAATATAACTAACCTTAGCATTACAAGCGGTAAGGTTTTAGCATATATAAGATAATGCTAGGAGTTGGAAATAATTTAACGCGTTTAATTCAAAAAACAATAAATTTAATTCAAGACTTTTGGCAGGACCAGTTTAATAGCTGGGAAAATCAAAGTTCTAATTGGGATAATACATAATAAAAATATATGGCAAGTTTAACAGGGCAAACGGTATCGAGTACCTACGACGGTCTTTTAAAAACAGAAGATAACGATATACTAGGTGCTAATTCAAAAAAAATAACCGATGGTTTAGGTAACGAAACAGGTTTATCTTTAAATACAGATGGAGACGTTGAAATTTCCGGCGATCTTAAAGTTGACGGGGCGGTAATTGATTCAAACGGTGTTTCCGGAACTAGCGGACAAATTTTGTCTAGTACTGGAGTTGGGACCGATTGGGTAGATTTAACTGAAATTAGCGGGGTCGATGGAACCGGTACTGCAAACAACGTTACAAAATGGTTAGATGCAGATACAGTTACTAATTCAATTATGACTGACAACGGCAGCGCCGTAAACGTTGGTGGTAATATTACACTAACTGGAACAGTAGATGGCCGAGACGTAGCGACAGACGGTTCTAAATTAGACGGTATCGAAGCAGGCGCCCAAGTTAATACTGTCGATTCAGTTAATGGAAATACCGGAACGGTTGTTTTAGATTCAGACGATATTGCCGAAGGTGTTACTAATTTATACGATAAAACTGTAACGCTTACAGAAGGCGATAATGTAACTATTACTGGTACATATCCAAATTTTACAATTTCGTCTAACGATGTAGTTGGCGAAGTAAGTTCTGTAAATGCAGGGTCCGGAATTAGTGTCGATAGCACAACTGGAAACGTAACTGTAACAAATGACGCGCCGGACCAAACAGTAGCATTAACTGACGGCGGAGATATTGCAATAAGCGGAATATATCCAAATTTTACTTTAACCAATTCAGCGCCAAACGCAACCCATACAGGGGAAGTTACAGGTGCAACTGCATTAACAATTACTGACGGTGTTATAACAAACGCTAAAATGGCTGTTAATTCAGTAGATTCGGACCAATACGTTGACGGATCAATTGATACAGTACATTTAGCAGACGATTCCGTTACTTACGCCAAACTAGGAACTGAATTTACCACTACGGCAGTTGTTTCGGCTTCTACAATAGATTTTAGCACCGCACAAGTGTTTACTAAAACAATGACAGGAAACACAACTTTCAGCATTACAAACGCTCAAATAGGTATGGTTAAGGACTTGTATTTAACAGGCGATTATACTTTTTCAATTACAAACGGAAAACTAATTGCTGGAACATAT